GTGGTGCGGGTTATCGGGGTTACAGTTGAACCAGAGCTTGGCACCGTCCACGGAACATCTTGCCACTGCCTGATTGACAAAGCTCTGCGGCATGAGTGCAACTTCGTCGCAGAACAGCCCGGCCAGTGTGATGCCCTGAATCAGATCCTGAGAGCGTTCATCCTTGCCTCCGAAAATATAGAAATAATTCTGTACCTTTGCTCGGGTTACGATGATCAGATTGTCAGCACGCTTGTCCTGCACCCTGTACCCACGGGACCGGAGCATCAGCTTGAGCCAGAACAACACGTTGCGGCGGAAGCTGCCGATGGTCTTACCGCACATGGCAAAGTTATTGGCATTAAAAGATGTCATCGCCCAGAGAACAAATGACAGGGACATGGCGACTGTCTTGCCGGAACGGATGGCACCGTCCGCAATGATGCCGTCATAGTCATGCACGGGCGAGCTTTCGCACCACCAGTTCAGCACCTGCCGCTGTTTCTTAGAAAACGGGCTGAACCGGAACACTGGGGCATTAGGTTTCATCCGCATCGCTCCAATCTGCTGCGGCAGTACCGCTCAAAGCTTCCAGGAAACCGTCATCCGGAAGGTCAGCAGCCACATCACCTTCCAGTTTCTTCTCCTGCAGGGCAAGCTGCTGCTTCTGGAGTTTCAGACGCTCTGTATCATTGTCCTTGCCGAGGATGTTCCGCACCTCACGGACGGCCTGTACATCGCCGTTCATGGCCTTGCGGAACAGCCCGACAAGCATCAGGGTCTCGTTGTCGATTTCCTCCGGCGCAATGCCCATCACTGCCAAAGTGTTGAAATTATCACAGTCAGAGACCGGCAGCCCAAGAATCATCTTCATCTTGGCTTTCATGTCCCTTCGCCGCCGTCTGGCCGCAGCGGATGCCTTGCCCGCTTTGGAAGCATTCTCTCGGCGTTCGCTCGGTGTTAAATCCTCCGGCCGAATCAGATTCTGTTCATTCAAGGTCACCACCTCTGGAAAAATGATAACACAAAAGCACCCGAATATTTCCGGATGCTCTGTGCACTGTATAGGGGTAAAATGGAATGGTGTCAAATGGTTGCAGAGGCAGGTTATGAGCCTGCTGAGGAGCCGTTCCTCGACTCTGCCACTGTGGGTGCAGACGGTTTAATGCACCCTGACAGTCCATCATGCATGAATCGGTTTTTACTCTGGTTGACCGAAAACCAGGTGGTGCAGCACGCAGGAGTCACACCTGCACCGGCTTGGCCTTCGCCGGAAACTGTTTGCCGCATCTGAGAAAAGAAACGGACGGCGAACCCGTTAGGGGAAGCGCTGCACTGCCCGTCCGTCGCTTTTCTGTAATTCTATTGTATCATACTGGGGTAGGTGTATTCAAGTGTATTCCGGTGTACTCTTTACTGCATCCAGTGCTTTTTTATGCAGTTTGATCATGTTTTCCTTGCCATACCCGATCTCCCGCCCGATTCTGGCAAACGACAAATAGCCGAGATAATGCTGTTCCAGAATCGACCGGAGTGTATCATCCCCGACCGAACGGATCGCCTGCTCCACCTCTGCTTCTACGGCGTCAAGCTCCTGCTCAAGCTGTGCAATCTCTGCCTCCACATCGGCGATGCTGTCGAGCTTTGCCTGCATGGCATTGCCGGAGTGTCCGCCGGAGCCTGTCTTGTCGTACTGGATGCCGCTGTATTCGGCACGAGCTACCCGCTCACGACGGACTGCGTACTTGCCCAGCAGCTTCATCCGGAGCGGATAGCCCCGATTCAACCACTCCTTCTTCCTGATCTGTTCATCCGACATCCGTTTACCTCTCTTTCTGTGTCATGGCGCACCCGATCGAGCATGGCGTCCATATGTCCCAGCGACAGTGCCTGATGGTAGTAGCTGCGGAACGCCCTGTCGAGCCGCTCAAAGTCCGCATGCAAGGCCTTGCGGTATGGATTTTCCAGCACTTTGCGATAGGCGGCCTTGTACTCGGACAGGCAGCTCTGAATGATGCGGCCGGCGAGGCGGATGAGGGCATCGTCCGTGCCCTCGGGGATGGGGATGATGCGACCGGAGCACTTGTTTGCGCTGCACAGCTCGCACAGGTCGCCCTTGCGTGACCGCCTGCCACAGACGATGCAGTCACGGGTCTTGCGTTTGTAGGTCATTGGTATCACCTCCTAAAATGCGCTGTATGCCCCGTTTGGTTTGGGGGTATTCTTTGTGTGCAGACCCTCGGGCGGGTCATACGGTTGATTCTGGCGAGGATGGGAGCGGTTCCAGATCATCTGAGACTCCGATATACCTGATATCTTCAAAATTTAATAAAATGTTGCTCCCGTTTTTTTGAATGGATAAGATCTTGCATCCCTTGTCAAGCTTGTAGTTATCGCAGTCAGGTATGGTCATGGTGCTTCCATCACGGAATACGATCTTTGTGTCAAACATTGTTCTTACCTCCATACATCTTTGTACCGCAGTTCGGGCAGTAGTTCACATCGGGCTTACTGGCTTTGTAGCGGGAGGTCATGGTGCGTCACCCACTTCTGCAAGCCACTGCTCGATCTTTTCCTTTTTAGCCGTCATTCGTCCACTCCCTCCAAAATTCGCACCCATCGCAGTACTCCTGCTGGCAGTTCCGGCATGGATACGGCGTACTCATTGCCGATACCCTGCAGCATGCCCAGACGATCAGGGCGATCAGGGCTGCGATGGTGATAATGATTGCGATCATTCCTCAAACCTCCCTTTCATGGTTTTCACAAACACTGCATCCCCCGTCAGAATCCCGATAACCTCAAATGCCATCACCGCCGCATTCTGCATATCGGGTTCTTTCACGATGTCATTCATCTTCTGGGAGCAGAGGCGAATGTTCTCCTGCCGTTCTCCATAGAGTTTCCGGCTTTCCTCATACAGTGCCTTGAATTCGTTGTATCTCCGGACAGCCCGGTGCTTTTCCTGTGCCGCCGCATCCCGATGGATCTTCCCATCACGCAGACTCTCGTGCAGCCGGCGCATGATCCAGTAGTAGCAGGTTTCGTGCATCGGTGCGAATTCCGGCAGGGGTTTCTTTGCGATTGCCAGACGTTCAAGTTCATCCAACATCATCCGGATCACCTCCGATGAGCCGGAGTGCGTCACTCACACTGCGGCAGATGCCGGCACGATGTCCGAGCCTGCGGACTGCGTTGATAAAGCTGATCTGCTCCTTTGTTGGTCTGCCCGTGTTGTTCTTGACTTCGATAAATGCCACAAATCCATTGCCGATGAACAGCAGATCCGACAGACCTTTCACGCCGCAGACGATCCGCCGACCGTCCGCTGTCAGAAAGTTTCCTGTATTCTGCCGGATGACAATGCCATGCTCTGACAACGCCATCCGAATCTGGTTCTGAATATCTGTTTCCTTCACGCTGATTCTCCTTTCTTGAAAATTCCCATTCGTTTCGCCTGGTGAAATGCCCAACCGTGCTTATAGCCTCGCTGTTTTTCCATAACGCAGAGTTCCTTCATGGATGTGCATTCCGATGGGGATCGCATCATGCTTACACGCCGCTCGATCTTCTGAAGCTCCTGCTCCTTCCTCTCCTCCATGATCTGCCGTTCCGATTTCTCGTAGACATGACCGCATTTCGGGCATGCCGGAGCTGGTGCATGTGTATAGAAGCATTCTGTGCACTGCTTCACGGATACGGCTTTCTCCTGTTTCTTCTGTGGCTTCGGATCCAGCGTCCACTGCCGTTCTTCATCGGGCAGTCCGAACCGATGCACATTGCCTACATGGTCGATGATGATCGCCCGCTTGTCAGGCTGATACCGCATACACCGCATTGCCTGCTGTGTGTACAGTGTCAGGGACTTTGTCGGTCTGAGCAGGATGCTGCATCCGCAGTCCGGAACGTCGAATCCCTCCGAGATCAGATCCACGTTGCAGAGGATCTGCAGGCGATTCTCACGGAAGTCCCGGATGATGTCCGCACGCTGCTGTTTTGGCGTTTCGCCGTCAATGTGTGCCGCCGGAATGCCGGCATCACGGAATCGCTGTGCGACCTCCATGCTGTGCGGGATCGTCGGACAGTAGCAGATCGCTTTCACACCGTCCGCAAGGCCATGGTAGTGCCGGATGATGTCGCCATAGATTGCAGGCTTGCCAAGAAGTTCCGCCGCCTGTGTCATGTCAAAATCGCCCGTTGATTTGCGTTTCAGACCGGACAGATCCGTCACTTGCGGCGCATAACAGTCAAAGTCTGCAAGGCAGTTCCGCCCGATCAGCTCACGGACAGTCGGACCGATGATGAGCTTGTCATTGATCTCACCTAAGCCTCCGCCATTGAGCCGGACAGGCGTTGCCGTCACTCCGACACAGTGCACATCTGCAAAGTGCTGATAGATCCGCTTGTAGCTGCTTGCAAGGCAGTGGTGGTTTTCGTCCGTGATGATCAGAGTGGGGCGTTCCAGCTTCTCAATGCGCCGTGATGCCGTCTGCACCATCATGATGCTGCACAGGTCCATGTCTGCTCCGTAGCTGCGGAATGTGTCCTCGATCTGCTCACAGAGTTCCCTGCGATGCACCAGAAACAGCACACGCCGCATGGAGTCCGTCACACGCTTAGCCATGTCCGCTGTGATGATGGATTTACCGCCGCCGCAAGGAATGACGATGCAGGGACGTTTATATCCGGCACGCCACGCAAGGGAGACATCACGGATGGCTTTCAGCTGGTAGTCTCGCAGCTGCATTTCCTTTCTCCTTTCTTGTGGGATTGTGGGATTTGTGTGGGACATTTGTCCCAACAAATTTATTTCGAATTATAGCCAAAATTTTGACGTTGTGGGACTGTGGGACAAAATCGCACATTCTCACGTCAGAGGGAAATATTTTTTCTCAAAGGTTCTTTTCAGAATGTTCTATTAAATTTCCTGTGTGTATGTGGGAGAAATGTCCCACAGTCCCACACTTTTTAAAAGCGGCTGAACATCGGGATATTTTCTTGTCAAAATGTCCCTCGTACTGTCCCTCATAAAGTCCCACATCACAACAGACAGTTATATTCGTCGCCATCATAGCTGTCACAGTCTTTCATTTTCATTGCAATGCACTCGACGTTCACGCCGTTGATCCGCTTCCCTCTGGTGTTGTTCCTGCCCCTCGTCAGAATCAACCCCTCCGACTTGAGCCACGACAGCAACGCCCGGTCATCGAACCCTGCATCACGGCAGGCACTGCGGAAGACCGACTGATTGACATAGGCATAGTCGCCCTCGATCGTGCCGTAGATCTCGTTCTTGTTCTCGCTCTGGAACTTGTTGGCGTTCATCGCCACCCAGTCGCACATATAGCTGTAGCCACGTTCTCCGACCGAGACAGAGGCTTTGGATTTGAGGAAT